TTTTTTATTTCTTAGATTTAGGTGCTTGTTTTACTTCTTTCTTTTCAACTACAGGAGCTTCTTTAACAGGAAGAGCATTTGGATTATCAACACTGATTACTTCATCTGTTGGTGATACTTCTGCTTCATCTGTTGCTTCTACTTCTGAGTTTAAGTTTGATAAGATATCTTTTAGTATACTTGGATTACTCTTTAATAGACCAGGTATCATTTTAACTGCTTCCATTTCAATAATCTTTTTTAATTGAGGAGATATTTTTACGTTCTTTGCTGTTGCTTTTCTGTTTTCCATCTTTCCGTAATTAATTTCCGCTTGAACATGATCGGGCTCTATTTCTGTTCGATTTTCAGAATAAGGATCTTTTTCAGCTTCCTTAATTTCTATAAAATCTGTTTCAAAAGCAGGGTGCTCTCTCATTAATTCAATTTGTTTTTCATCTTTTATAATAACGACTCCATCTTGGAATCTTACATAAATACCTGGTATTGCACTTGTGCCTAATACACGACTTCCTTCAATCCCTGGTTTTATAACTACCATGTAGTTTGAGTTTTTACTAACGAATTTTGTTGCCATAATTTTTTTTATTCATATTAATTTTAATAATAACTAGTTTTGACCTTAACCGAAGGGCCCTAGAGCCCCTCAATAAGGTCGAAACCTTTTAAGTACTTATTCGTACTTACCAGTCAATCTAATTGAATTAGATGCGTGATTAGCAACTGTTCCATCGATTTGAACTATAAGTTCAGTATCGATATCTGCAGTTACTTCACCTTGACCATTTGCGAAATCAACTTCTGTTTCAGATACATCCACATTTAACATGTGGAATAATTCTGATTCAACAGTTCCATTTCTTTGCCATACGGTAAGACCGTCTATAGCTGCAGTATTATCTACGTAGTATAGAATAGAAGTAAGAGAAACTCTATGTCCTTCTGGTTGGTCAAATCGTGGCTTTGTAGGAGACAATAAACAACTAAATGTTGCTGCTGCCGATGTGTCAATTATAAGATCCCAAACGGTAATACCGTCTAAGTCTGTACTTGAAACAACAGCTCCGTCAACAAAGAAGTCATCTGGGTCTTCACTCCTAAGAGCGTCAACTACGATACTTTCAAAGATAGCGTCTGCATTAATTGCGTCTGAAAGAGCGCCTAATGTAGCGTAACTTGAAAATAGATATGTATCTGTTCCACCGTCTGAGGTAACAAGTACAACGCTAGTAGCCTGTGTGGCTGTAACTGATGTAACTGTACCTGTACCGATGTAACGTAGACGTAAACCTACTGCTAGATCGTTTGTAACTTGTCTCACTATTCCTTTTCCTAGGGCTTGCCTAGTTAAAATTGAATCTAATGATGCCATAATAATTTTATATGTCGTCTTTTTAAGTAATAATTATGTCAATAACCCGTGACGTGTCGGGACTAATCTATCCTTGAGGCCTTTTATAAGACCTCAAGACATTATTAGTTCGATTATGATTTTAAGTCCCATAACCGAGTAGGACCTCTTAACCGATCGACTAGTTAAGAAATAATAACTTTAAACTTTAACGTTGACTATCCTGTTACCCCTTTAAGCAATGCGTTATGCGCTGCTTGCTTCCTTTCTAGACCTACCTCTGAAAGATATTGGTCTACTTGTCCATCTGCGTCTGGAGCCTGGATATTGGTTTGCAATTGAGTATCACGATTGTTCATGTAACGATACTTGAAACATTCCAGGTCAAGCAAGTAAGCGTAACCTGCGTAATCTTGAACGAACAGAGGATTATGTACAATATTAATTGTACCAAACGCTGTTACGTATTCACTAATCTTGATTCCGTATGTCTTATCAAGAGGTTTTGTTTGAATTTGACCACGAGCTATTTCGTTAATAGCTTGTAATGTCAAACCTCCAGCGACTAACACTTTGGTTGAGTTACCATAAGTGAAACCTTCTCGTAAGAAAGTATTGAAGTCAGGAGCTGTCAAAGGACCTGCTTGGTTTTGAACGTAAGAATTTCCAGCGTCAATGAATTCATTAACACCACCTGTAGAACGTCTTAGGTGACCTTGTGTACCTGTGTCTGTTCCCAGTTTTTCACCCCACCAGAATGCGCGTTCGATGTCCAGAGCATGCTCTGTACCTTTCTTAGCTCTTTGGTAAGGTAAATCTCTACCTCCGTAAAGATTTGCTTCTTTCTCAGTGTTTGACAAGGCAATAGTAGTCTTGAAAATCTGAGTAAAGTTTGTTTGTTCTGCTGATCGAGTTGCGTTAACATTTCGAGCACCACCGTTTTCTTCATTGGCGTTACCGACAATAAAGATTCCATCACCTGATGCACCAGCTGCAATAGCTGAAGAACCGAATGTTCGGTCTGCTGTGATAGAAGTTGCAGAAGCAATAGTAGCTACGATCATATTTTCACCTGTTCGAGCGTTACGAATAACGTCTCCGACTGTAAAAATGTAACCGGAACTTGTACCTGCTCCTGTTAGGTTAATTGTGACTGGATCGTCACTGTTGTTGTAAGTTGCGCTAACCTTAGCGTATCGTCCACCGTAGAAATCTTCGAACCATTTAAATTCTGGATTACCGGTAGCTGATTTCATCATTCCTGAACCTTTCCAAGCTTTACCATCCCATACTTTTCCTACGTTTGTAAGAAGAGTTACTAGGGGGTGCTTATTAACCTCAAGAAGGAAGATCTTATCAACTGCGTCTACAATCAAACGTCCTTCTGCTGAAGAAGTCGCTGTAGTACGGCCAGCATTTGCTGCTGCTAGAGTTATCGCTGCCCCTTGGTCATGCGTTGGCTCTGTGTAATAAGGATATGTTGCCATAATAATTTTTTTTAATAAACTAACTAATAAATTTGTGTGTTAAAAACAATTTATTTTTTCTATTCATAATTTAGAACAAGTTAGGATTTGATTTTCCTGCAATAAGTTCATCTAGAACATTAGTTTCACCTTTGATTCGTGTAGCTGTGCCTTGGCCTCCTGCCATGCTTGATGCTCCACTCTTCTCTAATTCTACTTTGTCTATTTCTGCTTGTTTGATTGCTTCTTTCTCTGAAAGTTCACCTTTAACTGCATAATATGCAACAGCAATATCTGTTACATTATCATGTTCGTCTAACCACTTATCAATTTCTGAAGCGTACTTCGAGAAATCTTCTGTTTTAGCGACAAAGGCATTTGAACTATTTTCAAAAGCTGCGATCTCGTCTCTTTCCTTAAGTTCTTTTGCAAAATCACCTTTAAGTTCTGAAGCTTTATCTTCAATAAGTTTTGAGATGTCTTCTGCTGATGTATTTTTTACATCTTTTCCTAATTCTTTCTTAACTTCAACTTCAGCTTCTTTAACTATTTTTGCGTCTTCTATAGTAAATTTCCCCTCCATAACTGCTTTAGCTAATTCGGTTGTAATTTTCTCGTCAACAATCGCCTTAACAATGTCAGGGTTATTGTCTAACTTGTCAAGAAGTGGTGCGATTTCAGAAAAGAATTTTCTGTATTCACCTAATTCTTCACCTTGAGAACCTACAAGACTTTCTAGTTTTTGGTGTTGTTCTAGATCAACTTCTGCTGGTACTTCTTTTTTTTGTGTCTCCCCTATTGTACCACTTCCAAAATCATTTGGGTTAGGAACACTATTTTCAATTGGACTCCCCGATGGATCGGATCCTGTTTTAATTTCTGCCATAATTTTTTTTATTCATATTAATTAATAAACCGACTGAGCTCAAACGATTTAACGTTTTTTCTTTCCAAATTTTTTTTCAGAAAGTTTTTTTGTGATATCTATTAAATCTATTTTTTTATCTCCATCAGCATCTTTTTTCCTTTTTTCTTTAACAAGAGCTTCTGTGATAGCTAGATTAATTTTATCATTATCTTCAATATTTTTATTCATATTTTTTCCTGATTTTAAGTATTTTTTAATAATCTTTCTTTTCTTTATCTTTATTCGACTTGCGTCCACTTTTAACCGACCTTCTTCAGCTGAATCAGCTGTAGTTCTTGGACCTGAATAATTTTGTGAATTAGTATTTACCATAGGCTCCTCCTTTATCGTTAATTTCTTGTTCTTTTTTATATTCAGGATCTACGGATTTTTCTGCTTTAAATTTAAGATTCAAAACTACATCTGGTAAATCTAATATTCCAGTTATGATTCCTTGATATCTACTTATTGTTGTTGGTTCTTTAACAGGGTCTAATGTTAAAAATGAATCTTGTACATTACCTATACGATCTTGATTGTATTTTAATATAGCAAACCATTCTTTTGTTCCCTCCATATCTCTTAATATATCTTTCATATCTTGAAATGACATATCATTAATTTTTTTGCGTATTTCTTCTGTATAGTAATTTTTTATTTCATCATTTGATTTTGTTTTCATATTGTTTATTTTATATTATTTATTATATTTTCTCATTGTCTTTTTAATTGTCTTTCTTGTTCTTTCTCCGACTTTATCTTTTGCCCAACTTGCCATTGATCTATCTTTAAAAGCCTGAGAGTAACTTCCATCAGGATTTACGTTAGGTGCATTATCCCATGCCCTTCCTTTCTTAATTGCTTTTATGTCTCTATTAACTTTTTTTGAATGTAAATTAGATTTATATCCATAGTAAGCTGATCCAGCTTTCTTTAAAATATTTTTTAATATTCCTTTTTTATTTTTCTTTGCCATTTATGTATCTATTATAACATTAATATTATAAAAAGTCGACCCCTATCCTTGTAGGCTTGATGCTCTATTCATTAATGCACTTTCAGGGTTACTATTGTTACCCATACTTATGTTTGTATTTACTTTAGATCCAGGTCCTCTTGAAAAACCTCGTGGATTCGATGTAGGTAGTGGTATACGTCCTGCTGTTGGTGGAGTTCCCGAGTTAAGCAAATTCACAGGAGAAGCTGCTTGTTTAAATGGTGATGGTCCTTTTGCACCTCCTCTTAACAAAGCAAGAGCTGCTTTAGCTGTCTCTGGATTAATTGTTTTTGTTCCTGCCATTGGTGCTTCTAGGGCAGGTGCACCTTCTGGCACTCCTGACATAGGGTCTGCTTGAGCTAATGGTTGCCCATCTGGTCCTAACATTTCTGGTGCTTCTTCTTCTTCTGACTTAGTAACTGAATCTAATGACCAGTTCCAGTCTAACAGGATTTTCTGTGTAAGTTTTTGTGGGTCAACGAATGGAAGATTAATAAGAAGTTGGAATAGATCCATGTCTTGTTTCTTTTTAATATCCTGTTGTCCTGCGATAGAAGGAAGAACAGATGTTTTGTAATCAAATTTACCTTCTAAGTCATCCTTTTCAATCAAAGGATACATCTCACTTCCGTCATCTCCTATAATTCTAATTGTCATAGGTTTTGTAAAGAACTGACGTGACATGTCCATCCAATATCTCATTAGAGTAGCATAACCTTCACCTAGATGGTTAACGAATAGTCTAACTCTTTCTAGTGTTGATTCACGCAAGTGTCTAACTTCTGTAGCTGATCCTGCTGAACCTCCAGCACCCATTGAAAAATCATCCACACCAGAGGCGTATCTCATATCTGCTTTCAGTAAATCTTCTTCTTTGTATGCACTAGCTTTGATATCACTGAACTGAACTTCGCGCACACCATTTGGATCTACAGAGTAGATAATACCGAAAGGACGTGTTACAAGTTCTTCTTTATTTATATTTGCAAGTGGATTAACAATCCACATTTTATGAATTGACAAAGTTGCAGCATCTAGACGCTGGTTCTTAATCATATTCATCATTATTTGAGGATTTTCTAAAATTGTTGGTAATCCATAACCTTCGAATTCACCTGGAATCTTTAAGTAAGGGAATTCAATAAATGTTGTTTCTTTAAAGTCATAAGGAATAGGCATCCATCCACCTTTCAAAATTGGAACATAGCTTCCTCCTACGTGAACTGAATAAAGATCAGCAAATGGTTGTGTGTATTCAAGTACTTCATACATCTTTTGATCTTCACCTATTGTAGCGTTATATTTATCACTTCCATAATTACTACTACTAAGACCTGATGTTATATTGTTACCTTTTGCTATAGAATCTCTTTGGTTTTCTTTAACTTCTGTACGTATTGAAGCATAATCAGTTAAATCTCCACCTGAACTAGCAAGTGCCATATCAAGACGGTTTTTATCAGCTTGTGGATATCTTCTTTTAATTTCTGAGGCAGTTAATACAAGTCTCTTAAACCAATACTGTTTATTCTCACGTTTTGTATTGTGCCAATCATACATAAGTTCATAGTTATCTACCCATTCTGCACAAGGAGCATCATAGAAAGTTCTTTTTTCTTTCTTCCATTCATATTTTTTCTTTAAAAGATCTGTAGTCTTAAGAAACTTTTGTTCTCTAACATCTTTCTTCCAAAAGACTTGAAGATATCCAGTTCCATAAACCAAAGAAGAACGAACTAGATCTTCTGTTATTTTATCCATTCCTGATATCTCCCAAAGATAATCATTTAATTGTTGTTGTTTTTCTGACTTAGCTTGATCTTCAACTGTTCTCCCTTGAACAGTAAAATCAGGACGTGCATCTAAAACACGAGGCATTAGAGTTTCAACTACAGCTTGTACGTAAGGTACAAAGATATTTGATTGCCAGTCTTTAATTTGGCTTTGACGATCTCCATTATATGCAATATATAACTTATAAGATCTATCAAGGCGAGGTTTTACTACAGTAAGAAAGTATTCTCGTGCATCTTGCATCTGTAAATGGAACCTAGACTGTAATTCTGATTCTTTTTTGCCGAAATCAGAGGCATTGTATGTTTTTGATTGTTGTGTAGACATAATTTATGTTTTTGTACCCTTATTTTAGCATAGTACTAACTTTTTAGTACCCTTTTGGAGGTAAATGTTTTTTATAATCTAGTTGGGTAGAAGGTTTAGCTGATAAAACTTTAAATCCTTGTAATGCGATAGCTGTAGCAAAAATACAGTCATCATGATATCCATCTAACGGTACCATATTGTTAGCATTATTATATACAAAAACATTCATTTCGTCAATAGTTTCTTTACTGTGGAGTATAACACTTTTTTCTCTTGTAATCATTTCAAACTCATCAATTAAAATTGGTCTTGTAACTCTTGTTGTCTTCCAACCTAGTTTATCGCTATAAGAATTAGCTATTGTATCAAAACGTGATGGTCTAAAATATAATGATGGATATAGTAATTGTTTTAAAATATTAAGAACAACGTTACCGTGAGCTTCAGACTCAACTACCATAAGTGCATCATTGTAGTAACGCCCCCATTTATTTAAAATCTTTCCAAACCTATCTGGAGCGATATGTCCTCTCCAGAAACCAACTTCTTCTCCTGTTGATCTATCTATAATAGCTGCAACGGAATAGTCACCTCCTGATACACCCTCAGCACAGTCAGCTCCAACAACATAAAAATGTCCTGCTTCTACTGGTCTATACATTCTAAAACCTTCGTCTTCTGAAACAAGGTGTTCTGTTCCGTCTTTTAATTTAACACTATCTCCTACTTTTAATATTCCTTTTCTTTGTTCGTTAATAACTTCCTGTGTAAAGACTGAACGTCCATGAATCAAAAATTCTAAAGCATAGTTATTATTAAACTTACGAACATTATTCATTCTTCCTCTGATCTCTTCAATTTCTTCTTCTGTATAGTTCCACCACCATCCATATTCCTTCTTCTCATAGTTAGGGTTAGCTACCCACATTCTATGGAAGTAATCTCCAACAGCTCCAGGTGACGATTCAATAATAATCTTACCGTCAATAGGAACAGACGCTTCTATTGTCATCATCTTTTCTTCAGCTTTCTCCCAGAAGGGTAACTCTGTAGCTAGAAGATTATGGATAGTATATCCACGTCCAACGTTCTCAGTAGAAGGAAGAACAAGAATTTTTGAATCTACTTTAGGGAAAGAAATTTCGAATTTTGAGTTATAGTGAATTGTTGGTCTTAAAGCATCTGGTGTTGACCTATAAAAGGTCTTAATCTTATCCAAAAGCTCTGCTGTAACATCGTTGTTATATCCAACAATAGCAGAAGTAACACCACTATTCATAATTGTTCTATGGTAAAAATAACCAGTTACTGCTGTTGAGAATCCAATTTGACGAGCTTTCATGATTATGATACGATTATGTTTATTAATTACATTAAAAATATCCAGCTGAGCTGGTTTTAATATAAAAGGAGCTAGCCCTAAATCTTTAGTTTTAATCTTACAAAAATTCTCTAAGTAAAACCTTGGATCTTTAAGTTTTTCTAGATTCTCATTAGTCATAAATTTGCTTACTTTCTTTGTTTGATTTTTCTTTTGCTAGTCTAATGTGCTCAGGCATTTCTGGGACATCTACATCATATTCTTTCATCTCACCAGCTGGTAATTCTTTTTGCTCATCATTAATCTTAAGAAGTATATCTTCCCAACTTCCTCCACCAATAGTAGAATCTTCGTATTTATCTAAGCCTGTAGATTTAAGTATCATATTTAAAGCAGATAATCTATCAGAAGATTTTTCTGCATTATCTATTTCTGATTTAATGTTTTTAACAATATAGTCAAATGTCATACCGTGTTTTCCTAGGGCAGTTTGATACTCTTTCCGCATAGCAATTTTATCTAATGTACGATATACATCTGCTACTGTTTTAACTCCAATTAGATCTCTAAGTTTATTGGGGTCTTTGGTTACCTTAAGGGCATTAAGCAACATTATCTGTTGTGTTGTGTTTTGAACGTTATAAGCGTACTTTCCTTGTACGAAAACGACAGGTTTGAGTTTAGCCATTTTTTCTTTTTATTCTTTTATCTTTTAATTCTTTGTCGACATCTTTTATGAAAAATGGGAAGTTCCTATCTTGGTTCTGTCTTATCTCATATTTATTCCTACCCAGTTCTTCGTTTATAGAACAAACGTGATTAATAATATAGTCCAAAAAAACAGCATAAGACATATCTTTCTTATCTGCTATTTTAAGTAATTTAATACGATCATCTAATTGGTATACGGCCATTAGGTAATCAACTGTAATATTTTTAAATGGAAATTTATAGTATTCTGGGTTAGTAAAAGGATTCTCTTCTTCAAATTTTGGAAACAATTCATCGAAGTATAATTCTAGTTTTGAAAAGAATTTTCCTCGTGTAATTATTTGTATATCTTTTCCAACCTTCCTTCTTAGTACTTTTACAAAAGCACTATTCAATATTTGTGAATTTTTATTCATTGGAAGGATCGTCTTTCTATCGTAGTATTTAAAACTTCTTCTCAACCAAGATAACTTGACACTATCATCAAATAAACTATCAAAAAAATCATTTAAGAAATCTTTAAAGAGTGTGATATATTCATCAAGTTCCATTCCTTCAACTGAAACTTTATCCATATATAGTTTTGTATTATTATTAGGATGATCTGTTGAGAAAACATCCTCGTATGTTTTCTTGTATTCTTTCATTTATATTCATATTTTGAAGAAAAATCTTCAGTTATTATTGTAACATTTCACCTTCTGCTCCACCTTGTATCACTGGCTCTACTGGTTCACCTTCTGCTACTTCTCCTTCTTCTTTACCTAATAGATCATTCATTGAATCTTCTATTTTTTTAGATAACTCTGGGTTGGTTTCCTTTATCTGACTTAAAAAGGCTCCCACTTGTTCTACGTTACTTGGATCTACTCCATTTTGTTCAAGTAAATCAAAAATTGCACTAAGAGCTACACTCCTGTGTTCTTTTATTTTGTTCTCAGAAGTAAACTTTTGAGAATTAAAATCTTGATACTTGCCTTCAATCTTTGACATCAAACCTTCAAGATTTGCTCTCATTTGTTCTTGTGGCATTTCAGCAGCTGGTTGAGCAACTGGAATTCCTTCTACACCTTCTGGTGAAGCTGGAACTGGAGCTATTGGTTGTTTAAATTCATCCATAATTTTTATTTTTTAATTAGTAATAAATATTTAGTAATGCTTATATTATAGCATACTATTCTTCTTTTAGAAAGTCGTCTTTGTAATATACTTTTGATATTACCTCTGTTCTATTTTTTCTGTATATATCCCTAAGGTCTTTATATAACATTTCACTTAAATGTGCTCTGAATTCTGTTTCATCTACAATACTGTGGTAATCCTCTAAATGGAATACAAGATGGGTTATCTCATGAACTAGTTTTTCCATGAAATAATCTTTATCATCTGAATACCTTACTGCTAATAATAAAGGAGAATCCTCATACTCCTTAGATTCACTAAGAAGTATGTAACCATCGTCACTTTGTGAGGTTTCAACTTTTGTATTATTATTTCTTGACATATACCACTCGTGTATCTTCTTATCACCTTCTATGGCTTCGTTAACCTTTGTTATATCTTTTGCAAAATAAACAACGACTCTACATCCTATTGGTTGTATTGTATAAAGTTTTAATATGTCTTTTTCCATTTTAGAAGTAATGTACTATTCTACTAATTTGCCCTTGTTCTTTGTTGTGAATAAATCCTTCAACTGCTTTAGGTGCACCAATATATCCATTTCGGTGATGCCAACTATCTGAGGCACTTGGACTTCTAAGTGATTCCACTGTAGCTCCCTGATAATCTTTTCCTGATTGCCATTTAATCTGCTTTTTATGATGAAGGTGATGAAGGTAAATATAACGATAGTCTGTATCTGCCCACATTTGTTTTTGTTCTTGAGCCATAATTAATGGCATGTCTGCTTCCTTTGCTCCATCTCCATGAGATGTACAAATTAAGTTTTTTCCATACTTGAAATATTTACGATGGTTGATTGATACATCAAATGTAACATTCTCAGCTTTATCAAACCATGAAGATAATGAGTCAGCTAACATAAATCCAGATTTCAAATCATGATTAGATGGATTGTATATAACATGAACATCAGCTACTGTAACTAATTCTTCAACGATTTTAATATATAGATTCTTTGCTTCTTGATACATAGTCCACCACATTCCATCTGTATCTTGTGGGGTTCCTTTTGTTGTTAAACCATTAGTGTTGTCTACATGTATAATATCATTCCCTATAATCAATGCTATTTTCTCAATAGGAAAACCACTTGCTTTACTTACTATACCTCGAACTCCTTCAAGACATCTTTCTTTAGCTATTTCAATATTATAAGTATCTCCTGTTTGCTCAGCCATTGCTAGCTTACCGATATGTACATCAGCAGGATCAATTATTAATAGGTTACCTTCCTTTATTTTTGTTCTCTTTATCTTAGGATATTTAGGAGAATATTTTTTCATCTCAACAACTAGTTCATCTCTGACATCATCGTAAGACATTACACCATCTTTATTTTTTAAATAAATACCATTAAACCATCCACTTGACCAAGTCTCATCTTCGAAACCACCTTCGATTAGTGTTTTCTCAAATTCATTAACTTGCTCTTTTACTTGGATAGATTCAAGGCTTCCAAATTTCTTTTTTAGCTTTCTTAGTCTATCTCTAACGTTCTCGCTATTCAACTTAGTTAAAAGTTCTTTATTAATTCTTTCCGCTACCTCTCTATGCTTTAAACCTTGCTTATTATAAATAATGCATAGACGAGAAACGGGACTTATGTCTTTTATGTTATTCATATATCTATTATGCTACATATTGAATTTAAAATCAATAGTTTTCCTTAAAGTGTGGATAACTATTCCATTCCTACAACAGATATGGTATAATGTAAATAGATGTATGGGTAGGTCACACTTTTGACGATACAAAACCTCAGACTCAAGCATTGAAAAACAACACATTTTTTTGTGTTGTTTTTTCCTATTTATATAAAATTAAATATATTCCATTAGATATACCGAAAATTATTGCGAAAAATAAACTTGCAAATATTGCCTCAATGTCAGTCCACATATATGGCCTTAGTAATGTAATTATACACATTGCAGATATCGTACCTATTCCTAAACCTATTGAAAATCTTCTTATAGTTTTCATTTTACTTACAAGTTACAGTATAATAGTTACCCAATAAACTAGAATAAAAAGAGTATGTTCCTCCGTTTGTGTAGGCTACAAAAGTACTCCATCTTTTTCTTAGTTCGGGATGTTTTGCAAATATAAATGCAGTTAATTTAATTTGATCGTGATAACTAAATTTGTCAAGATCTTCATCTAAATATTCGTTACGATATATTTTCTCAAAAGCCTCCCAGGTACCATCATGATACTGGTATGATCCTATTGCTAAAGGAATACCATTTTTATAATCTCCTTTTGCATTTGGATCACCATGGCTTTCACATCCAGCTATTTTTTTTAATAAAACTGGATCTGTTTCAAATTTTTTAGCATATATGTCAATATACTCATGTTGGGTTTTTTCCTCAACAATTTCTACTGAAATAGGTGTATCAATCTTATATATAGGTGCTTCGGCAGCATTGGTTCCAGATATATTTAGGAATAGCAATGCTGAAGTAAGAACCATTCTTTTTAAAATTCGCATAAATGATAGGTTGTTTGCTACCTATAAACATTCTATACAGTATATTGATATGCAGTTGGGGAAAGACGAAATCACGTGCTAGCACAAGCTTTTGAGATATTCATCTCAATCTCCCCATTGGAAGTTATATTCCCCAACTACATATCAAAAAACAGAAAAACGATACTCTATTATACCATTTTTCTGTTCTAAAACCTAATAGTCTTCCTTCTTTTTATTTGTTCTTTTTACCCACTAAATATACGGTTCCTTCGTATATAATCTTAGCAGCAGCACGTACTGCAGCGATAAATGTTGACCCTACTAATGCTATCAATGATACTCTAGTAAACTCAAAAGTTTCAACTGAAATAGCTAAAGCAAATACTGATACAAATGTACCTACAAAGGTAACTGCTGCACTAATTAAATGCCTTTTCAGTGTTTCGTTTGTCATAATTTTTAATTAATTATTTATAATAACACCACACGACCTCTTTTTTTTTAGAATGGTTAATGTCTAAATGACAGTACCCATCTCCAATACCTATTCTTAGTATACCATTATTTAACGCACTTTCCAACATCTTAAATCTTTCGGAGTTATTTCTACATCTTATATCTGCCGCTAATCCAAGTAAATGAGATGATGTTGAAGAAGCACCTGGTAATTTATCGTTTTCTTCTTTACTCCTTTTCCCTGATGTTATAACATAAGAGAAACCACATTCTTCTCTCATTTTGTCAAGTTTCCTCATTAGTACTGGACTTATACCTACCATTTTAGGATCTCCTTCTGGACTAAAGTATTTATATGTCTCAACCTCTGGTTCTGGTTTAGGATCTGTATCTTCTAATACTGTTACTACTATTTTCATAGCATATCCTATCCCTGTTTTTATTGTATATAAATAAGGTGGATAAGTATCAAAGATATGTGTTGATTCTATTAACTGTACAGCGTGATATGGATTCGGTGATGGGATTGCAATCTCTAGTGGACACTCCTTTAATGCTTCTGATATTTTATTTATTGGAGTCCAGACATAATTGATTTTAAGTATCTTGAGAATCTTAAGGGCTTTATCTTTCATCTCTTGTGTTATAAGATTTTTATTATGATATTCATTCCAGGTGTTTCCTTCAAAAGGAAAATCATCTTCAGGTATTAATCCTATGTTTCTAGCAGCATCACCTACTCTTTGGATTGAGTTACCATTCTGTGTTGTATTAGACATAATCGCAATAAACCTATCACTACAATTAAATTTCCCATTCTTAATAAACCCTAACTTTTGAATTTTGTCAAGTTGATTATCTGTTAATAATTTTTTCTCTATTATGTAATTTACTGTAGTTTCAATTACATTCATAAAAGCAAAAGTTGCACATGACATTGTGTCAAACTTTGCATCTTTATATTGCTTCTCATCTTCTGGTTTAAAAGGAATCCAGTCACCACTCTCGTTTATAATATTTGCTTTTAATGGAGAATTTACACCAAGGATATAATCCGTTGGTCTATCTTCATGTATGTACCCTGTTTGTTTTATTTCTTCCATAATTCTTGTTATTTATTATTAATAATTATTTTGATGATTTTGTTGGATCTAGTGTATATGCTGGAAGTCCTGTTCTACCTAGTAAAGATCTCCATGTTTTACGTATTTCATCTTCTTTAGTTGAAACACCTATTGAACTCTTTCCTTTTGTAGCATATGATAAGTTTCTCATTCCATAACTAGGAACGTATTCAATTGCTTTGTCTGGTAAGAATCGTCCTGCTAGTCCTAGATAACCAAAAGCTCCTGGAACAACTGATTCAGCAGCAGCTCTAGCTGCATATACTGATCTTGTACCTAACCCTACTTTAATAGGATTTCCTTCTTCATCATAGTTAGGATAAAGTGGTTGTCCAAATTGACCCTGCGCTTGTTGTCCTGATCCTGATAAAACCCAAGGAGCGATAAAGTAATCTTTTATTACTTGACCAATTGGATCTTTTAAGAATGGGAATTTATCAGAAAGTTTTAACATCTGTCCTTGGAAAGAATCATCATATTTTCTTTCTGATGGATTAAGCATGTTTAAAGTATAATAAGGAATAAAGTTTTTAACATTAGTATTCCACATGCCAAAAACTTTAGCAACAGTAGGTTCATTTAAGTATTCATTATATTTTTCTTTTAACGCTTCTTTTTCTTGTGGTGTTCTACCTGTATTCATTTCGTTTAGCATAAAACTAACCTTGTTAAAAATAGCTGGATTGTCTACTGCTGTTTTTGCTGTTTTAATAGCCATAGCATATGGGAAGGATATGAAGGGATGACCTGCAAGAGGAACTGCTCTCATTATTCTTACGAAGTCAGGCATAGCTGAATAGTTCATGAATGCTTCCATTGATACCTCTGATGCTTTCATTGGTGTAAATCTATAATGCTTTAATCCTTCTTGTACATGAGTACTTATTATATCTGCTTCTTTAACAGGAACAGTTTTGGATATTTGCATAAGTTCTTTTTCTGTTAATCCAATTTTTGTAAGATATTCAGTTGTACCTAATTTCCAAAATTGGTCAATTCTCTCATAAGCTCTAGGCATTTTATTAACAAGAGTATTTGATAACCAGTTAACAACATTAGGATTTTCTTCAAACCTATTTTTAACTAAATTTTTAAATCCATCTATTTTTACATTTCCACCTAATTCCAGATCTTGTTCTATCCAAGAAGTACCACCCTCTGCTCTTGTTACTGGTGCTTTCTTTGCTAAGTCTTGTGTGGTTTCTGTTGCTGTTTTAAATCCACCTTTTTTTGCAAATTCCTCCGCTTCTTTTCTTGCTAGTTTAGAAGCTTCTGAAACACCTGTATCTAATTCATCCCAACCAGTCATTAAGAATTTTTGAACATCTTTATAAATAGATCCAGTACTAGCAACTCCTTTAATTCTTAATTCAGCAGAAATTCTTTTAGTTATTTCAGATGGGTCTACTCCGGTTAATTGTCTAAATCTTCCTGGGTTATATTCAATCATTTCTACAAAGGAATTTACATCATCAAAAAACATTTTCTTTAATCCTATTGCGCCTGTTTTTCCTTTCATAAATTTAGCACCGTCTCTAACTGCTCTAATATATCCTTTCTTCCATACAGGTAATCCCATCATAGCTCCCATAAAGAAGTTACCAATATTAGCAACAACGTGAGCCGCTACATTCATTGGAACTTTAGCTCCTTTAAAGATTGTAAGATATGTTGGATAAGAAGTTAATATTTTATTCAAAGGTTTCATGTCTCTAATTTTATTATAAGAATTAACTGTCTTTACTAGTTGTTCTCCTTCTTCTGATGCTAATCTAGCAGCTTTGCCTAAATCTTCTACTGGACCTAAGTGGCCTTTAGTAATATCTCCAACTGTTGTATTTTTAAGTTTACTTATAAAATTATCATATACCTTAACTCCTGTCTTTCCATATTCGTGAGTCTCATAAGCTTTTAATAAATGCTTTAAGTTGTAATCATCTCCAGCGGCATCAAGAAGTTTAACTGCATTCTCGTAAGTATCTGCAACCCCAACTTCCTCTAATCCTATTTTGTTTAATTTTTTATAATCAAGAGCACCATCAGCATCTCTAATTGCTGTATTCATTATTTTACCTGCTTCGTCTTTAACGCCTATACTTGCTTTCGGTGATAAAAATTCATCAATGTTTTTAAATTCAAATCCTTTTTCTCCACGAACAAGAATAGCACCACGCTTCTTTGCTAGTGTCGATACCTTATCTTTTAAGTCTACTATTTTATTTGCATCATGTATTGAGTATCTAAAGAATTCAGAAATTTTTTCTCCAGTAGGTGTTACCTTTCCAAATATTTTGAACGATGGTATTTTATCTACTTGTTGTCCTAGTTTTGTAGCTAAATTAAAAGATCCTGTTCCTTTTCCAAAGACACCTCTTCCTAAATCTTCGTAAAGCTCTCTTCCTATTAATTTTCGATATTCTTCACCACCTTTAATAGCTTTAGTACTTAAATCGTCTAATCCACCTCTAAATTTTGTTGCACCCTTAATTGCAGTATTTCTTAGTTTACTTGCTACAGATAAAGCTTCTCCAGCTTTTTCTACCTTAGGTGCTAACTTTGCTACTTTTTTAGTAAATGGAATTAATCCTAAACCAGTTCTTGCGTCTTGTTGGAAACTAGAAACAGCTCCAACTTTAGCAGCTCTTAATGCTCCTTTTATTCCAGCTCCTTTAGCTCCTCCTTTTACTAAACCAGTTGCTACACGTGGAACTAATGCTGATGTTCCTAAGGTTGCCCATGTTACTGGATCCAATGCAACGTCTAACGCAAATCCTAATGGGATTTGAATAGCTCTTGGTGCTCCCATTCCTTTTAGTATATCTCCAGCGAGTACCCCCGTCTTCATTGCTTCGTTTATATTCTGACCTAGTGAAGATTCTGTTCCTTGTCCTACTGCATATTGAGCCGCACCCATGATAGCATTAAGTGGTTTTTGTATTGTTTTTATTCCCTTCATAAACAGACCCTCTGTTTCAACTATATCTTCATTTTGTGCTGTAGTTGGTCCATACCATTTATTTCTTATTTGTTTACTTTGTAGTCTGTCTAATTCACTTTTTAAAGATGTTAGATTTTTATCTGCTGCTATGTCTTTACTAGATGGATCTATGTTTCTTGCATATGCAGTCGAAGAAGAGCCTAAAGTTCCCTTTATGCTTTCAATCTGACCTCTTAATTTATCTATAGTCTGGGCCATTATAAGTCTAATTATATCACAGTACTTTGCGATCCGAACTCGTGAAAGTAAGCTTTTACCTTGTAATCAGGATTAAACTTAACTACAGTTTTAGCTGGAATCACTATCGGAATCTTTTCATTTACATCTATCATCTTTCTAGATTTATGTACCTTTAGAGTAAAATCACCCCAGTCAGGTAACTTAATTGTTCCTGCTTCTTTTAATTCCCTGGATATTGTTTTTATTAAACCATAGTATACATCTCGAACAAGATTAACATCAGAGATACCTGAATGAACTGTAATCTTATTAAAGAAATCCTCTGGTCCTATGCTTTTCATTGTTTATTTAATACATTCTATCCACATCATCTCAGTTAGGATTACGGTATTTTTAAAATCAAGTACTAGATGTTTATATGCTTTCTGTGGTGTTACATAAGGACTATTTGTAGGGAATATTGTTATAACAATATCTTCTAATTTAAATCCGACACTTTGAAGATAATAACTTATTATGAATGGATTGAAGGCACTCTTATGGAACTCACCATCACTCGCCTGGTTCCCATAAATAACTTCTGCTATTTTCATATATCTAGTCCAATCATCTTGAGTTTTAAATGAATTTCCTGTTACATTAAGTGTCCAAAGTCTAGCAAGTTCATCAAAGTTTGTTGTACTCATCGCTAGCTTACAACCAGGTTTTAAAACTCGATACATTTCTTTTAACGCTGTTTTAATATTATTAACAGGTTGATGTTCTATAACATCATTACATTCAATATAATCAGCATAATTATCTTTAAAAGGTAATGCACATATATCTGCTTTTTTAAATTTTACATCCTTAGGGACTCGAGCGTTCATATATTTACCTTCTTTAGTTTTTTATCCTTTCTTTAGGTCTCCTAAATTAAAGAAATTATCTACGTTAATAAAAGGACGATCTGCTAGAGATACACCTGAACCTAAGTTTAACCACACTTCTTCTTTTTTTGTTTCTTTTTTCATAATTTTATTTGTCCCAATTAAAGTCCCATCCGAAGTGACCCCACATTGCGGTAGCTTCGTAATTAACTTTTTTTAGGTTTAAACTTTTAATAATTCCATTTGGAGTCAGATCATATTTTCCATCTGCTCTTCCCAATATATTATATTCCTGTCCGTCAACATTTGCAACTGCCATAACTGGTTCAGCTATTCCAATAGCATAAGCTAATTTTACAATACATTCTTTACCTTTATATTCTTTTAAATAATCTTTAGCGATTTTCCTTGCCATGTAAGCACCACTTCTATCAACCTTTGAAGGATCTTTTCCTGAGAATGCTCCTCCTCCAATAGGGACTTGTGGGCCGTAGTTATCCACGATTAATTTACGTCCTGTTACTCCTGTATCTGCTTCGAAGCCTCCTTGATCCCAATCTCCTGCTGGGTTAACATGGATTTTTATTTTAATTTCATTATCTTCTATTCCTTTTTCTTGTAACCATTCTTCTACTCTTGACATTAACTCAACTCCTCTAGTGTTTTGGAAACTAGCAACAATTGTAGTAATTTCATTATTTTCATTTAAAGTAATTTGTGTCTTTCCATCGTATTGGTATTCTGGATAAATAAACTCACACAAACTTCTAGCTAAATATTGTTCTTGTGGTATCATTGCTTCATTATCATTACAAGCATAACCTACCATAATTCCTTGGTCTCCTGCTCCTCCTTCATCCACACCTATAGCGATCTCAGGACTTTGATTAACAATATTGACTTGTACTCCATATTGTGTTCCTGCTATTCGTTGCGCAATCTCTCTTGCATTAAAATAAGCCGTTGTTGTTATCTCACCTGTTATGGTGATAATCCCATGGCCTCCCATTGTTTCGATTGCGACTCGACTATCTGGGTCTTGTTCTAAACATGCGTCTAAAATCGCATCGCTGATTCTGTCACATAGTTTATCAGGGTGCCT